CATGTCAAATACTACCACGCTTTATGGGTCTACCCCAGTAGAATCTTTGTAAAATCGGCTCCTGCGTATGCATATGCACATACCCATACCCCCGTTCATACCCCACCATCTATATATAATTACTCTACGTATATTTTTTGTACATTATGGTTTTAAGCCAATTGTGTGTGTTATTGTGTTAAGAGTTTGTTAAGATTATGATTTTTGTTTCCGATTTGTGTTGTTTTGTTCGTTGGTGTTTATGAGGGGTTGTTTTTTTTTGTTTGGCGCCGAGGGGGGTGTTTGTTTTGTCGTATTCTGATTTGGATACTGTTCCGACTAAGACGGCTGGTGTTAGTCCTGTTTTGGCGTCGGATTGGAATACTTATGTTCGTGATAATTTTGATTCGTTGAAGCGTGGGCATATTGTTTTTGCTGATGCGGCTGCTAGGTCGGCTGTTACGCCTGCTGAGGGTACTATGGCTTTTCAGGAGGATACTGATGAGTTGTGGGTGTTTGCTGATGCTGCTTGGCGTTTTTTCATGCGTGTTGATGGTAGTGCTTATTCTCATGATATTACTCCGCGTAATCAGACTGGGCCGACGGGTACTATTACGAATATGGATAATTTGTGTAAGTATCATAGGGTTGGCGAGCAGTATTCTTTTTATGGTAAGGTTTTTGCTAATGGTGGTGCTCCGAGTGCGTTTACTGAGTTGTGGGTTAATTTGCCTTTTGTGATGAGTGATGAGTCGGATATTGAGTTGCTTCTGGGTGCTGGTGTGCTTCCGGGGTTTAATGCTGTGCTTAGGGATGATAGTACGGGTGCTTTGTATGATGTTATTCCTATTGCTAATGGTGGGGGTGTTAGTGCGCCTCAGTTTACAACGTTTAATTGGTGGTTGTTAGGGTATAGGGCGTCTAGTAGTCTTATTAATATTATTACGAGTTCTGCGCCGTTTGCGTGGAGCGCGAATGATAGTATTATTATTAATTATACTGGTTTTGCTGGTGTGACGTTATAGTATTTTAAAGGAGTTATTATGATTGTTGGGCATATTACTGGTGAGCACTTGTTTGATATTATTCATCATGGCATGATTTTTGGTTTGGGTTTTTGTGCTGGTCTTATTGGTATTACGTGGATGGTTTATAAGAAGGTTAAGTGATGTTTAATTCTAATGTTCAGCCTAAGGTTCGTAAGATTGATATTCGTAAGGAGCCTTGGGATTGTTTAAAGTGTAGTGCTGAAAATAAGCATTATATGGTTAAGTGTAAGGGTTGTGGTGAGCGTCGGCCTCATTAGGAGGGCTTGTGGGTAATTATTCGTATAACGAGTCGAAAATGACTGCTAAAGAGTTGGAGGCGCATATTCTGGATTATCCGGGGAAGATGGGCTGGTTTCTTAGTAAGGGTTATGCGCCACATTATTATCAAACCTTGTTTCATACGGATAAGCATAATAAGAATCTTACTCGTTTTCGGCATCTTGTGGCTGGTCGTCGTGGTGGGAAGACGCTTAGTGCGGCTTGGGAAGTATTATTTTATTGTTTGCATCCAGAACAATTCCATTTGGATGCTCATGGTCGGAAGAGCGACGCTCCTTTGTGGGTTTGGGCGCTTTCAGCCTCGTATAAGGTTGGCCGACCATCGTATCTTACCTTCCGAGACGTGTGTATTAAGGCTGGATTGACAATTGGTAAGGAAGTTAAGGAAAATAAGGGTGGTCTTCGCTTTGAATTTGAGAATGGGAGTCTTGTAGAGTTCAAATCGGCCGAGGATCCACAGTCCCTTCGTGGTGCTGGTCTTGATATTCTCTGGATGGATGAGGCTGCTTTCATCAAAAATGATGAGGCTTGGGGTGTTATTCGTCCCTCCTTGTCGGATAAGCAGGGTTTGCTAATTACAACAACGACTCCTAACCAGAAAAACTGGTTTTATGAAGAGTTTTTTAGTGATGATGCTCGTAAAGACGAGAATAATAGTCGCGTAGAGTATCGTAGTATTGATAATCCGTATTTTAGACGAGAAGAATGGGAATATGTGCAGTCTAGGTATCATCCGCTGCTTTTCGCACAAGAGTATATGGCGAGTTTTGACAGTATGGCAGGCAAAGACCTAGCCGGAGACTGGCTGCACTATTATTCTTCTGAGGATCTAATTGATGAGGAAGGAAAACCGCTAAAACTGCGAAAATACATGGGAGTAGACCCAGCGATCAGCCTATCTGCTAATGCGGACAGGTTCGTGATTACTATTATTGGGGTGTCAGACTCTAACGAAGTGTTTCTACTAGAGCAGTACGCGGCGCGTATCCCATTTGCGGAGCAACTTCTCAAGATTGAGGAGTATTATATTAAGTATAAGCCTGAGATTATTGGTATTGAGTCTAATGCTTATCAGGCGGCTCTAGTGCAGCAGACGGAAAGGCTGCAAACGATGCCGCCAGTTGTTCCTTTGTTTGCTAAGGGTAAAAAGTGGGAGCGTATTCTTGCTATGTCGCCTCTTTTCCGTATTGGGAAGGTGAAGATTAAGAAGGATCATGCTGATTTTATTCAGGAATGGGTTGATTATGATTCTTCGCTTCGTACGCCTAAGGATGACTGTTTGGATAGTATGGAGATTGCTCTTCGTACGGCTGGCGCGTTGTTGGATGGTATTCAGGATCCTGTGAGGCCGGAGAGTGTGCTTCCGGATTGGGTTCTTGCTGATCGTCCTTCTGAGAAGAAGGAAGACCGTTTTGTTGACGAATTTATGGGGAGTATGTGGTAATATGCCTGAGTTTATTGATATGAGGGGTAATGGCGCTGATGCTATTACTGGTGAGCGGGTTATTCCGGGTGAGCGTGTTTTTGATACGGGTATCCGTAATAAGAGTGGTTCGTATTTTCGTAATTCTAGGAATCGTGTTCTTAAGGAGGCTACGATTGTTTGGCTGGCGGAGCAGGCAGGATACACTGTTACTAAGCGTAATGCGGGAAATTCTGGAAACGCAAAGAGCGTGGACGGAGCGGATGCTAGCGTTGGAGGAGGAAAGGCTAAGGCTGGAAAGGCTAAGGCTGGAGGGAGCGCAGCCGCTAAGCAGCGATCCGATGGGGATGCTAAGGATTAGTGAAGAGGAGCAGGATGCGGATTGGGCTTTGAAGCATGGTATTATTTCTCCTGAGGAGTATAACACGTTGCTTTCTAGTGCTGGTTTGGCTCCTACTGATATTCAATTTGATTAGGGGGTTAGGCTTTGGATAAGACTGGTTATGAAGTAGTTGATGAGCAGGATACGAAGGGGCTGTCGTCGGCTGCCAGTCTTGTGAAGCGTGTTGACGAGTTGCAGCGTCAGCGTAATGAGATGGAGCGGCAGTGGAAGTTGAATCTTGCTTTTTATAAGGGTAAGCAGTATGTGTTTTATAATCGTAAGAGTCGGCGTATTGAGTCGCTTCCGACGGATGAGGGTGATAAGCCGCGTTATCGTGTGCGCCTTGTTTCTAATCAGATTGCTCCTAATACGCAGTCGCTTCTTAGTCGGCTTGTGAAGTCTAAGCCGCAGTTTTTTGCTACTCCGGGTCAGGCGTCGTATGAGGCTCAGAAGGCTACTGAGGTTGCTGAGAATCTTCTTGAGTATTGGTGGGACGCGCTGAGTCTTACTGAGAAGCGCGAAGAGGCGATGATGTGGAGTATTATTGCTGGTAATGGGTTTTGGAAGATTACGTGGGATGATAAGGCTGGGCCGGGTATGAAGGTGCTTATTGATCCTATTGAGGGTAAGCCGATTATTGATCCTATGGTTCAGCATTATTTTAGGCAGAATCTTGAAGAGGCGGGTGTTGATTACGAGCAGTTTGAACAGCGGGTGTATCAGGGCGAGATTAAGGTTGATGTGTTGTCGCCGTTTGATGTGCTTCTTGATGATTCTGCGTCGGTGTTTGAGGATTGTAAGTATGCGTTTTGTGTGCATCCTATGACTCCTGAGGAGATTCATTCTCGTTATGGTGTTCGTTTGAAGGCTAATGCTGTGAATAAGTATCCTGATGAGACTCTTCCGGGTGTGTTTGGTAATAATGAGTCTAAGACGCAGGAGAATGTTCGTGTTGTGTATTATGGGTATTTCCTTCCGGGGGATAAGTATCCTGATGGGCGTTTTGTTGTGTTTACAAAGGATCCTAGTGTTATTCTTTATGATGGTCCTTGGCCGTATCCGTTTGATAAGTTGCCGCTTGTGAAGTTTCCGGGATTGCGTGTTCCGGGCCAATTGTGGGATACGAGTGTTGTTGAGCAGGCGATTCCGCTTCAGAAGGAGTTGAATCGTACGTTGTCGCAGATGATTGAGTATAAGAATCTTACGTTGAAGCCGCAGATGTTGGCTCCGGTGGGTTCGCTTCGTCAGCGTATTACGGATGAGCCTGGTGCTATTTTTGAGTATAATCCTGTTGCGGGTAAGGTTCCCGAGTCTATTCCGATTCCGTCGCTTCCTCCGTATGTGTTTGAGCATCTTCAGGATCTTGGTGCGCGGTTGAAGGATATTTTCTCGTTGAATGAGATTGTTGAGGGTAGTGTGCCGCCGAATGTTGAGGCTGGTGTGGCTATTGACTTGTTGCAGGAGGCCGCTACGGATCGTATTGCTCCTCAGATTATGCTTATGGAGAAGAGTTTGGAGCGTTGTGGTAATCTTATGCTTCAGTTGGCGCAACAGTATTATACTGAGCCGCGCACGATGATTATTACGGGTTCTGGTTCTAAGCCTAAGGTTGAGCGGTTTGAGAGTGCGGATCTTATTAAGGGTGTGACTATTAAGGTTGAGGCTGGTTCTGGTCTTCCTCGTACTCGTGCTGGTCGGCAGGCGCGTGTGATGCAACTTATGCAGATGGGTATTCTTTCGCCTACGAAGGCGTATAAGTATCTTGATATGGCTGATTTTAAGGGTGTTCAGATGCAGTATGAGGCTGATGAGGAACAGGCTATGCGAGAGCATGATAAGTTGCTTGAGGGTGGTATTGTGAATGAGCAGGCCGCTAAGCAGGCAAATGAGGCTCTTATGATGAGTATTATGCAGGGTGGTGATATTGATCCGCAGATGCTTCAGCAGAGTGTTGAGGCCGGGTTGCAGCCGCTTGCGTTTGAGAATAAGGCGGTGCATTTGGAGGTTCATGCACAGTTTATGAAGAGTGCCGAGTTTGAGTCGCTTCCGCAGATGATTAAGGATCAGTTCTATAAGCATTATGAGTTTACGCAGCAGGCTGTTGCTGCTGATGCTAATCCGACTGGGGATGCTCCGCGCGTGTCGCTGCAACTTCGTGGTGCTGTTGGGCCTACTACTGGGTCTAAGATTCTTAATCAGGCTGGTGTTAAGGATGTTACTCCGCAAGAGTTGTTGGAGCCGCCGCTTGATACTGTGGTTATTGATAATAAGGATAAGCCTAATGCGCCTGAGGGTGCGGGCGGTGCGATGGATCAGTATCAGATGGAGTTGTTGCAGAAGTTGCAGCAGAATCAGGCTGAGGCGGATCAGAAAATGGCTAATGAGATGACTATGAGGACGGTGCGTGGTGAGTAGGCAAGAGCGTACTGAGTGGGATGATGCCGCTCGTGCTGCTACGTATGTGCAGTGGATTGCTTGTGATAAGAAGATTCGTGAGACTAGTCGTGTGACTGGTGTTCCTCATGCTACTGTGGCTTATTGGGCTAAGCAGTGGGAGAAGGATGGTCCTCCTGAACATCTTGATAGCGAGATTCGTAAGAATGCTTACGAGTTTGTGGATCATGCTAATCGTGTTCGTAAGCAGGCTATGGAGAAGTTAGAGGAACTTATTCCTGATGCTGAAGTGAAGCAGTTGAGTGCTATTGCTACTGTGGTTGGTATTATGGATGATAAGATTCGTTTGGCTCAGGGTCTTGCAACTAAGCGTACTGAGACTGTTCATACTCTTCCCACGAAGGAGGAGATGAAAGAGTTGATGGCTGGTTTTGCTGATGGGCTTGTTGGTGCGGCGGAAGACCGTGCTAGTGATACTGTTAGTATTGAGGCTGAGAGTGTTGTTGTGAATAATTAGCGACCAACCGGAATAAGCCGGAGTCGTTTGTGTTATAGGAGGATACCATGAGTGATGGTATTGATATGGATGGCGCTCTTGAGGCGCTGTCGGCCAATCTTCCGGACGAGGCTCCGGTTGTAGAGGCTAGTGTTTCGGATGAGGCTGTTGTGGAGGATAATCCGGTTTCTGCTGATGCGGAGGTGGAATCCTTTACTGGTTTTGATCCGAACACGCTTCCTGAGGATATGCAGGCTGTTTATCGCTCTATGCAGGGTGATTATACGCGCAAAACTCAGGAGATTGCAGAGTTACGGCGTCAGTACGAGTCGTTCTCTGAAGCAGGAGTTGATCCAGATGTTGCTCTACAAGCAGTTGGATTCTTGCAGGAGTTGAATACTAATCCGGAATTTGCTATGCAGGTTGCGGAACAACTTCAACAGACTTCGGGAACACCCAATGTTAGCCAGACGATTGAAGAGTTCACTTCTGAGAATGTTGATAATAGTTATGAGGGGCTTCCTCCGCAGTTAGCGGAAGAGTTGAAAGAGATGCGAGCATTTCGTGAAGAGATGCTAACGATGCAGGCGCAACAAGAGTCGCTTGCAGAGTTGGAGGCTATGGAGAATACTATTAAGACGACGAATCCTCATTATACTGATGATGATATGGAGGCGATTTATTCGCTTGCGTATGCTCATGATGGGGATCTTATGGCCGCTCAGGAGGCGTATGCTACTATTCAGCAGCGTCTTTTAGGTAGTTATTTGGAGTCTAAGCAGGTGCCGCATGGTGCTACGCCTGCTCCGGCTGCGCCGTCTAGTGTTCCCGGTAAGTCTTTTGCTAGTCTTGATGACGCGCATAAGGCGGCTTTGGAGGTTCTTCGTAACATTTCCTAATAAGGGGGTGTTGTAAGAATGGCTCTGACTAATGGGACTAATCTTACTACGCTTAGCGATATTCTCAAGGAGTATTACCTTGGGCCGGTCGCTGAGCAGTTGAATAATGAGGTGCTTCTTCTGGCGCGGTTGAATTCGCGTTCTGAGGATCTGGTGGGTAAGCGGGCTTATGTTCCGCTTCATACGTCGCGGTCGGCTGGTATTGGCGCTCGCGCCGAGGCTGCCGCTCTGCCTGCGGCTGGTAATCAGGACTACGATAAGGCTGTATACGACCTGAAGTATCTGTATGGTCGTGTGCAGGTTACGGGTCCGTCGATGGCTAAGACGAAGAACGAGGCTGGTGCTTTCCTTCAGGCTCTTAAGTCTGAGTTGGATGGTATTCGCAACGATCTTCAGAAGGATCTGGCTCGTCAGGTCTATGGTAATGGTACTGCTCAGATTGTGCAGTGTGGTACTACCACGTCTGATACGACGGTTGTTCTTAATACCGCTGCTGGTAAGGAGGCGATTCGTAAGGGTCAGTTGTATGTTGGTATGACTATTGACATTGGTACTGTTGCTGATGTTGATACGATTAGTGGCGCGACTCCTCGTACGATTACGGCTGTTGACTTTGCCAATGCCACGATTGATATTTCGGGTGCTGCTGTGACGACTTCTTCGTCGCATTACATTACTCGTGCTGGCGCTGGTGTTGACGGTGGGGCGACCGCGAACGGTTCGCGCTCGTCCGAGGTTGATGGTCTTCAGCGGCTCGTGTCTGAGTCTGCTACGTATGTTGGCGAGATTGATGCGTCGGCAAATACGTGGTGGGATAACAAGCGCGTGACGTCTGTTGGCGCTCTTGCTCTTGATGACATTCAGCAGGGTCTTAACCTTGTTCGCCTTGAGGGTGGTACTCCCACCGTCATGGTTACGTCGATGGGTGTGCAGCGTGAGTTGTATAACCTGCTTCAGGATCAGGTTCGTTATGTTGATCCGATGTCGTACAATTATGCGGCTGGTTTCAAGACGCTGGAGTATGCTGGTATGCCGATTATCTCGGACATTGATGCTCCGTATGGTAATCTGTACGTGCTGGACGAGTCCACCATTAAGGTGTTCTCGGATCAGGATTGGCATTTCCTTGATTCTGACGGGCAGACGCTTCGTCAGGTGTCGGGTTATGATGCTTTTGAGGCGATCATGACTCGCTACATGAACCTTGGTATGACCAAGCGGTCTAACCAGTGTGTCCTTGCGGACATTACTGTTGACGGCTCGGCTGATCTCGGTATCTAATTTGGGTAGGGAGGGGCTTAGGCCCCTCCCTATTCTAGCATAAGGAGTGATAATGCCTAAGAAGTTGGATGATATTGTTAGTGCTTTGAAGCGTGATAATCCGTCTTGGCCTGAGTCTAAGGTTTGGGCTATTGCACAGTCTACGTATAAAAAGATGCAAGGAAAGTAGGTGAGTTATGTCGGAGGCTTGGACTCGTAAGGAAGGTAAGAATCCTGAGGGTGGTTTGAATGCTAAGGGCCGTAGGTCGTATAAGAAGGGTACGCTTAAGCCTCCGGTGTCTGCTAAGCAGGCTAGGAAGTCGCCTAAGGCTGCTGCTCGGCGGCGCTCGTTTTGTGCGCGTATGAGTGGTATGAAAAAGAAGTTAACGTCGGCTAAGACGGCTAATGATCCTAATAGTCGTATTAATAAGAGTTTAAGAAAGTGGGATTGCTAATGAGTGGAATTTATATTCCGGGTCATGGTGAGATGACTTTTGCTGAGGCTCGCGTTGATCGCGCGGTTCGTGAGTATGATGAGCGTTTGTTTTTTGCGCGGAATGCTGAGACTTGGGATTGGTGTGTGTATATTAAGATGCCTCGTCCTGAGCCTGCTTATCCTGTTATTGGGTTTGGTAATGAGATTCCTAGTGTTGATGTTGTTATGCAGCGTATTATGGCTGCTGATACGATGCGGCATGGTTGGCAAATTCTTCATGATGTTGTTAAATCGCAAGAGGATTATAAGAAGCAGTTTAAGGATAAGACGGATGAGGCGGGTGAGGAGTCGGCTGAGCATATTGAGTTTATGCTTCGTCAGCATGGCGAGTCTCCTGTTATTAAAGAGTTTATTGATTATGATGTACCTAAGGAGGTGAGTAATAATGACGCTTGATGAGATGTATGATGAGATGGATTTGTATGGGTTTGAGGATTTTGAAGAGGCGCAAAAGTTGCTTTTGCTGAATGAGGCGTATTTTGATATTGTTACTCGTGAGCCTTGGCCGTTTCTTGAGAAGGTTGTAGAGTTTATTGTTCCTAATGGGACTTCTCAGATTACTAGTGGTTCTAGTTTTCGTGTTGTGAATTCTACGAATACGCTTAATAATAGTGCTGGTGTTGGGACGTATACTGAGCATAGTGTGAATACGGTGCTTAGTTTTCTTGATGTGTCAAATGATATTGTTATGGTGCCTGAGCGTGCGGATGTGATTGAGAAGAATTATCGGGTTGCTAATGATACGAGTACGCCTAATAAGTATTATTTTGTTGGTGATGATATGTTTGTGTATCCGGCTATTAATGGTTCGCCGACGATGCGTTTGTATTTTCTTCAGTTGCCTGTTGCGGCTACTGATACTTCGGGTACGGGTGCTTGGCTTATTCCTAGTCGTCATCATAGTATTGTGTTGTATGGTGCGCTTGTTAAGGCGTTTCTTGTTAATGATGATCCGCAGGCTTCTGTGTTTCAGAATTTGTTTGAGCAGCGTTATCAGCAGATGCGGGCTGATGTTTGGATGAATCAGTATGATCGTACGGATAGGATTTATACTCTTACGGATTCGTATGATTGGTCTTATTAGGGGGTGATTGAGTGACTGGTTTGACTTATGCTAATCAGGTTGGTGCGCCGGGTGGGTTAAATCAGGCCGCTCCGGGGACGTTTATTCCAGAGGATTTTGTGCGCTGGTCGCAGGATGTGTTGTTTGATAGGGCTGGATTGTTGCGTCGTCGTAAGCCGTTTGAGACATTTACGCTTTATAATAATGATGGTAGTACGGTTAGTCAGCCATCTACTGCTGGAGAGCGTGTCATTGGTGTTATTTCTACGCTTAATTTTGATAATGAAGCGGTTTTTGGTCTTGTTGTTACTAATGATACGATTATTCCTGCTTATACTAAAATTTATTTTTATGATAAAGAATTTAAGTATCAGTCTTTTTCTACGCTTGATGCTTTTTCTAGTAATGCTATTTTGTCTGCTAAGCCTGATATTAATAATAGTTTGTGGATTGGTATTTTAGACGAGTATGGTTTGGCGTCGGAGAGTAATACGCAACAATTGTATTATTGGCGTGGAGCGACGGGTGTTGATGGTACTACAATTACTTTTGTTGATGATAGTGGTCCCATAAATATTTATGATAGTTGTGCTACTATTAGTGCTTATACTGTTACTGAGACTGTAGGCGCGTTAACCCCTAGTAATAAAATTCTTACTAATGTTATTAGTGTTAGTGCTTCTAATGCTACTTATACGTCTTCTTATAATTCTAATGAACTTAGTAAGGGTATGTTTTGTTTTGCGCGTCACCGGGACACTGGTGAAGAGTATTATATTGGAGATGTAAAAAGTTTTAATGCTATTAGTGTTACTTTAGAGAAGAATGTGCTTACATGGCCGAGTACTTTTGTTGATGAAGCACTTTCCGATTATTATGACTTGGTTTTTTATAATACTCGTCCTTATATTCATAATCATGGACGAGGATTATTAACTATTGAAAAAGGTGCTACTAATTTAACTGGTGTTAGTGGTCCTATTGGTAGTGAGGGTGAGGGGCATTTTGCGGCTGCTGGTCTTGGAGAAGTAGATCGCACATTTCGCGTATTTCGGTCGTCTGATAATCTTCTTTTAGGCGCGTTGACAAGTACGGATTCTTATAATGCTGCTCCTGATAATGAAACTTTAAAGTTTGAGTATGGTACAGCGAGTGGCGGCGGATCGTCAATTCAGTATCGGGCATTCGGCGATTTTACTGTTAAGATGGCTGCCGACGAGTATGTTATTTATGATACTACTAAGCCTGTTTCTTGGCATAAGGATCGTACTAATAAGAAGTTTCCCGGAGTATTTCATGCGACTTACTCGGGACTTAACTGGTATGGTAATGCTGGCGAATTAGAAAACCAGAATCGTATTGTATTTAGTGCTCCGCATAATTCTGAAAGTGTTGATCTTTCTAAGGATTCTGCGGACTCTATTCTGCTGCCTACAAACCAGCAGATGCGTGGTATGGCTACGTCTAACTCTGGCCTTCTCGTATTTTTTGAGGATAAGACGTATATTATTCGTGGTAATTATCGTCTTAACTTTTCTGTAGAGGAGTTGTATCCTGAGGGGTGCTTGTCTGCTCAGAGTATTGTAGAGTTTGGTGGTGGCGTGTTCTGGGCTTCTAAGCGTGGTATTATGCTATTTGATGGTAATACTGTACGTAATCTTGTTCAGGATAATCTTGGCTCGTATTATACTGATAGTATTAAGCCTTTTGATGCTATTAATAATGCTGTGTATGCGTTTGTGTATAAGGATTATTTGTTTATGCATTTTACTCGCTTCCAGTCTCCGTTTAATCCTGTTAGGTATGAGCCTATTTATGCAGAGGGTATTGATACTACGGAGGCTATTGCTAATTATACTGCTGAGGATTGGGATCCTGATTTTGAGATTGATGATTTTGATCCTGTTAATAATGTTCCTATTTATTGGGATTATATTAAGATGTATAAGTCTGGGCGTACTGGTGCCTTATGGGGAGAAGATGTTCCTTCAAACGAGACTTATTGGGGTGATGGGGATTCGGATGTGTATTGGGGGCCTATCTACCAAGATTATGGTATGACGTTTGCTATTTATCTTCCGACTAATGCTATCACTACGCTTAGTAATTTTGATTTTCGTGGTTTTACTTCGCTAGACTTGTTTGATGCTGTACGTGGTCTAGTTGGTGTTAACGCGGTTAATCCGACCGGAGTTGTTGGTGTTGCACCGCGCATTATTGATTTAGATAGTATGATGCGGATTGAGAATAATCATACGACTTCTGAGGATTCAGAGTTGTGTGAGAATGTTTTTAAGCCTGCTGAATTGTATTATAAGGGGCCTGATTTTTATCTTCAGACTAAGCATTATACGTTTGGTGATCCGACGCTGCGTAAGTGGTTCCGACAATTATTCCTTAATCTTTATCAGATTGATGGTGGTTTGCGGCTTGATATTGTTGATAATGAGGATAAGGATCTTATTGATATTGAGAAGAAGCGGCATCGTAATTGGGAGATTTTTGTTGAGGATTTGTATAATTGGGGAGAGATTCAAGATGTGATTCTTCCTAAGCAGTTGTCTCCTAATCGTTCTACGTGGGAGAATGTTGAGAATGTTGGCTTAACGTGGTACGAGTTTTCTGATGCTCAGTATGAGCGGCGTAAGAAGAAGTTTAGTTGGCGTTACCCTTCGATGGGTTTTCGTTTGTATCAGATGAATAATTTTAGGCCGCGTAATTATCAGACGGCTCAGCGTCCTCATACTGTGGATATTGATTCGTGGAGTATTGGTTTTAAGCCTATGCGTCAAAGTAGGGTGTAATTATGGCTGGTTATGATCTTAATACTGCTGCTGGTCAGGCAGAGTTTGAGCGGCGTATGGCGAGTATTATTAAGAATGAGGTTGGTTCTTATACTCGTACTGCTTTGTCTCAGAGTCTTGGTGGTGTGCAGCAGACGCAGAATAATCTGGATAATACTAATCTTAGTATTGTTCCTATTGGTAGTATTATTGCGTTTGGTGGTGTTACGCTGCCGAACGAATTTTTGTGGTGTGATGGTAGTCTTATTCGTAAGGATAAGTATGCTCGTTTGTTTACTGTTCTTGGTGTTGATCGTTATGGTAGTGATACTTCTGATGAGTTTTATTTGCCTAATTTGCTTAGTAGAAATCCGCGAGGAGCGTCTAGTGTTAATGCTAATGTTAGCCTTAATGCTGTTAATGTTTTAAGTCATACGGGTGTATTAAATCATTTGCAGGCTAATACTAACGCTAATATTGCTATTGCCGATACAGACCTTACTCATGCACATAATCATGATCATAATTTTAATCATGGTCATAGTAATAATAATGCTGGTCAAGGAGACACGCATAATCATGCTTTTCAAGGCGCTACTACTAGTATTTCTCGTGCTGCTGGTAATCAGGCGGGCCTAGCGGCCGCTACACACAATCATGGTTTTACTGGTAGTTCGGCTACACATACTCATGCTCATGGATTAAACTCAAATAATAGTAATGTGGGTGCTGGAAATAGTACAAACGCAAACGCTCTCGGTAATCATACTCATAATTTTGTTGGTGGCGTACGTGATCATAGCATTAATGATCATACTGTTTCTAGTTTTTCTGCTTATCAAACTGTTAATTATATTATTAAATATTGAGGATTATGAAAACTATTCAATTTACTCCAATTAAAAAGTCTGTTTTGGGGCTTATCCCTCCGCCTATTCCGGCGAGTAAAATGCTACCAGAGTGGTATAAGCAGCAGAATAGTATTATTGATGATAAACTTATTATGAATGATAAAGGTTCTTTAAATATTACTGTTAAAAAGTGTATGCCCGTACTTGATGATATGACAGCGGGATATTATATCACGCTTCCTTCGGATGTTATTGTTTCTTTTAAAGAGGGACGAGCATTGTTTAGTTGGAGTTTAGATGTTTTATCTCAACAGAATACGGATGGTAAAATTGATGTTCTTCCTAATTTAGTTTCTTCTCATAGTGTTGAGCAAGTATCTAATCTACAAATACCATATGAGTATTCTAATGAGCCGTTTAAGTGGAATAATTATTATCGTATTACAACGCCTGAGGGTTATTCTTGTATGTTTAGGCAACCGTCTTGGCGTTTTGATTTGCCTTTTTATACGTTTTCTGGTATTGTTGATACGGATAAGCATCCTGTTCCTGTTAATTTTCCTTTTCTTATTCGTCAAGACTGGGAAGGTATTATTGAGGCTGGTACGCCTATTGTTCAGGTTATTCCTTTTAAGCGTACTGATTGGTCTTCTGAAGTTTTGGGTACTAATAATAAAAAGGGTTCGCGCGAATTTCGTAAAAGCACCAAGAAACTTATGCATCGTTATAAAGATAATTGGAGGAGTATTAAGGTATGGAAATAAATCCTATTATTCTAGCCCTTAGTATTCATGGGCGTATTTATTGTGGGCTTGATGCTGAGGAAGCGTTAGCCGTCGCCGAACAAACAGTCGAATTAGCAATGGCTGATAATGAGGCTGATATTGTTGATCTTCTTGATATGTTTGATGATGTTTGGGCTGCTAGTCTTCTTGCTGGGACTATTCATGATGAGTCTACGATTCCTGAGCATCCATTAGATAATAAAACAAGGGTTTTAAATAATGCGGCTGATCCTGAAGAGTATGAAATGCTTGCTCTTTTACCAGAAGAAAATTTTGGTGTTAAAACTAAGCCGCCTAAGCGTTATAAAGACCCTAAGTTTGTTGCTGTTAAAAAGAATAAGAAAAAGCGTCGTAAATGGGATAAAGGAGGTGAATAATGGCTACTAGTGCTACTCCGACATATAATTTTCCGTATCCTCTTGGAACAGAATCTTTGTCGAATCTAAACGAGAATATTCAAGCGCTTGCTGAGCGCATTGAAGAGACTTATACTATTCTTGATATTAACCTGTCTGGTGCTGCTCAACTTGTGCAGGCGGGTGACGCTCTTGTCGCTGGTGATATTCAAGGTAACTGGCCTACATTCACTATCCGTAATGATGCTGTAACAACGGATAAGATTCTTAATCGTAATGTTACTGGTAATAAGATTGATGAGTATACGATTACGAATATTAATGTTGATGATGATGCTATTGAGACTCGTAATATTCTTGATCAGAATGTGACGACTGCGAAGATTGATGATCTTGGTGTAACGACTGCTAAGATTGATGATCTTGCGGTTACTACTGGTAAGATTAATGATGCGGCTGTTACGACCGCTAAGTTGGATGTTGTTGATCTTCCTGATGGTTCTACGGCTAATACGTATGCTGTTAGTGATACCACGAATAAGGTTGCTACTAATGCTTTTGTGAATAATGTGGCGGCTAACTTTGTTCTTGGTGCATTATCGGCTAATAGCGTTGTAGAGTTCATGATGGATGATGATAGTGTTGATACTCGTGCTATTGTTGATGGTGCGGTTACGTCGGCTAAGATTGCTGATGATACTATTGTTAATGATGATGTGAATGCGTCTGCTGGTATTGTGTATTCTAAGTTGGATCTTACGGATAGTATTGTTAATGCTGATGTTAATAGTGCTGCTGCGATTGCGGATACGAAGTTGGATACGATTAGTACGGCGGGTAAGGTTGCTAATAGTGCGACTACGGCTACTGCTGATGATGATCCTAGTACGATTATGCTTCGTAATGCTGATCGTGCTACGACTATTGGTGGTCTTGATTTTGATGTTACGAATATTCCTACTGATCAGGCTGCGCGTGTTGTGTGGAGTGTTGAGGATGGTGGTCCAAAGTTTGGTGCTACTGGTGGTCTTCAGGTTCCTATTGGGCAGAAGAATATTATTTTTGTGAAGAATGATTCTGGTGTGCAGATTCTTAAGGGTCAGTCTGTGATGGCTGTTGGGGTGACTGGTGATCGTATTAGAGTTGCTAAAGCGGTTGCTGATGGTAGTGTTAATGCTCGTTATATGCTTGGTATTGCTGCTGAGAATATTGATGATGGTACTGAGGGTTTTCTTGTTACGAATGGTTATGTTCGTAATGTGAATACTAGTGCTTATGGTTTGGGTACTGTATTATTTTTTGATCCTAATACTGCTGGTGGGCTTACTACTGTTGAGCCGTCTGCTCCTAATCTTAATCTTCCTGTTGCTATTGTTAGTAAGGTTAATGCTGCTAGTGGTATTCTTTATGTTCGTATGAAGACTGGTGAGTATCTTAATGAGGTTCATGATGTTCAGATTACGAGTGCTAGTGATGGTGACTCGTTAGAATACGATTCTGGTACTGGTGTTTGGAAGAATGTGCCTTATGGTAATGTTCCTGTGGGTACTATTACTGCGTATGCTGGTGCTACTGCGCCTGATGGGTGGCTTCTTGCTAATGGTGATGTTGTGCCTAATGGTAGTGGCACTGTGCAGTCTAAGACGTATGATTTTGCTGCGTTGTATGCTATTGTGGGTTCGCAGTATGGTACTGCTGGTACGATTCCTACGTTTTCTAGTACGACTGGTATTTATATTATTAAGGCGGTCTAGTTATGAGTGTTCTTGGTCATGGTGTTGAGATTGTTCCTAGTGCTTTACAGCGGCCTACTACCCCAACAGAAGGAACGCTTATTTACCAATTAGATAATCATAAATCTTTTATTTATAATGGTTCTTCTTGGATTGAAATTAATGATTTAGATAACACGGGCGCGGCGACCGACGGTTTAATTACCGCATTAACGGGTAAAATGAATACGGGCTCTTATATTAGCGCACATGGTGGTCTTGTATACGGTAATATGTATGCTGGAACAAGCGGCGCAGTTACTAAAAATATTGGAACTGTAACTCATAATTTTGGAACGGGTAATTATTCAATTAATTTAACTCCTTGGACTACAAACGCCTATAATGATGGTTTTTCTGCAAATGCACAGTCTAGAACCTCTAATAGTTTTGCTATTATTATTAGTCGTGTAGGCGGCTCTGGTTGGGGAGATACTGGTCTTTATTGTTCTTATTTTGCTTGGCGATGGTAATAAGGGAGGTGTAGTGTGAGTGTTTTTGGTCATGGTGTAGAAGTTTGTACTAGCACTACTCGTCCTACTCCTACTGAGGGTAGTCTTATTTACGAGACTGATACTAATAAGTTAATGCTTTGGAATGGTACTAGTTGGGTAACTCCTATGACTAATCAGAGCGCTGGCGGGGATCTCAGTGGTACATATCCTTCTCCAACAATTAGCAGCGTTCCACACGCGGCTTTCCCATCGGGGACAATTGTTCAAATACAAACAAGAGTAACTAGCGCCTCTCAATCTTGGAATAGTTATGCTAATAATACTACTGATTGTTATTGTTATATTACTCCAAGGTTTAATGATTCTAAAATTTTTGCTATTTGTACTGCTGCTGTGTTTCATGATACACAGGGTAGTGATACCGGTTATGGTGGCGGTATTTATAGTAATATTGGTGGTCAGATTTTTCCGGGTTCAAAAATCGCTCATGGTTATGATGGCGGCGGTGGTGGAGCAACTAATCTTGCCATTACACATCTTGCAAGCCCAAACTCAACAAGTAATCATTATTATCAGTTAACGCTTATGCCCTATAATAATAACTCTGGTACTAGGGTTTATCTTAATCGTAATTATCAGGGCACTGATTATTCTCGTATGACTTTGTTTGAGGTAAGGCCATGATTATTTCTGATTATATTGCTGCTATTATTTCTTTGCGTCCTGATGCTGATTTTACTTTGCATGATTCTAATAATTTAGATACTCTTGAGTGGATTACTTGTGTTGATCCGCCTAGTATTGAAGAGATTATTTTAGAACAGAAGCGTTTGCAAAATGAAGCAGAATTATTTGATTATCAGATAAAACGTAGGTTTGAATATCCCAATATTGGTGATCAGTTAGATGCGCTTTATCATGCTGGTGTTTTTCCTACTGATATGGCAGAACAAATTAGACTAGTTAAAGAAAAGTATCCTAAACCGTAAGGAGGTGTTGTATGAGTGTACTAGGACACGGAGTAGAAATATGCACTACAGCAACACGCCCTGCTAGTGCGCCTAATGGGACTCTTATTTTTGATACTGATACTAGTCAGTTACTTGTTAGGGTTGGTGGTAGTTGGGTTAATCCTGTTAGTAATCATAATGTTGGCGGGGACCTTAGCGGTACCTACCCTAATCCAATACTTCCTAGTGGTTCTGTTTTACAGTTTTCTAATAGACAAGAAAATACATCAAGAAACGTTTCTGGTGGAACACCAATAGAATATACACAAATGACTCAAACATTAACAACAGGTGGCAATAGTCGTGTAGTAGTACAAGGTAAGTTTGCTTCAATGCAAGGAATGGGTAGCGTTACGGTTAGAAGTCATTTTAATGTTACTTTAAATAATTCAACAGTTATTGGTGGCGGGGCATGCGAGTGGAATAATAATGGTTGGGAAGTTAAAGAAGTACCTATTTATGGCGTTAGTGGTGTTCTTCCAGCGGGCACTTATACTATGCGTATTAAAAATTGGTTAAGTAGTGGTAGTTATGTTCAATGGAATTGGCATAGTTATACTGAACAAATAACTAGTGTTAGTTTTATGGAAATTAAGGCCTAATAGGGAGGTGACTTATGATTGATGATGCAACAACAAATTTTGGCTTCAAGCATCTAGAGGGATCCGATGAAGCCGGATATAATAGTATTAATGAACTTGTTACGGATATTGATAATGAGTTGTATGATCGGGTCGCTGTTCCCGGTATGGTTATGATTTTTGATACTGCGGGTAGTATTCCTACTGGGTGGACTAATCTTGGTCAGAATCCGGGTAACGCATTACCCGACCTTAGTGGTGATACGGTGTATACTTGGATTAAGAAGGATGCTTAATAATGGCTAGTATCCAAGATTATATTAGTGGTAGTGGCGCTGCCGCTATCGCTTATCGTAATGCGCTTAATCAGTCTAAAGATACTGTTAATGCTCTATTCCGTTCTTATGGTTGGAATATGCCGGGTGCTAGTGGTTATAGCGTTGAGAGCGCTCAAGGCGCGTTTGATCCTAATAAGTTGTTTGATGTTAATACTGGTGGTCTTGATCTTGATAAGGTTAAGGCGATGGCGGGACAATTATCGTATGGTGGTAAGGGTGTTATGGCTGATATTGCTCGTGGTGGTGGCGCTGCTGAGGCGGATGTTGCGCTTGGATTGCGCGAAGCGGGCATTGCGCGGGGTGGCCTTGCCGAGCAGCGTAGGCGCCTTGTAGAGGCTCAGACGGGTAAAGAGATGACTGGTGCTAAGGAGCAGTTCCTTGCTGGCCTTGCTGGTGCTTATGCGCCTATTGGTACGGCTTATCAGGATGTGCTTGCTGAGAAGGTTGCGGCTGAGGCTGATACGGAAGGCAGTTCTGCTGAGGCTGACACTACACCTAATTATGCTGATACTACTGTGACGCCTCCTATTCCTGTTGCGCCTATTTTTCCAGCGACGGCTAATACGGCTGGTGGTGTTCTTCCGGGGCCTTCTCGCGGTAGTTATACTGTTAAGGGTACTCCTACTGGGGATGTGCCGAGGAATCCTAAGCCGGGACAGACGTTTAAGGGGCGTGGTGGTGTTAGTTGGGTTTATCGTGAGCGCGGACCTAAGGGTGCGGGCTGGTATAAGAAGGGGGCGTAGTTTATGGCTAAGAAGGGTAGTAAAAAGAAGCCTGATCCTGATTGGTGGAAGAGTTTTGCTGGTGCTCCCTCGTTGAAGCAGTGGCGACAATTTCAGCGTCAGCAGAGGCAACAGTTTAATCCGCTGATTCGTTTTTATCAGCGCGAGGCGGGTAAGGATGTTGGGGCTGATCCTATTGTGGCGCGTATTGCTAGTATGATTGGTGCTGAGCCTACGGCTGAGGCTGTTAGTGGTAGGTTTGATACGGCTACTGATAAGATTAGGCAGTTGATTGCTTCTACTGATTTTGGTGCTGCTGGGCGTAGTGTTGGGCAGGCGGTTGAGGCTATTGGTGGTGCTCTTGGTGTTGAGGGTGCTGCTCAGATGGGTGAGGCTGCTGGTCGTGTTAGTGGTATTGGTGAGGGGCAGGATGTGTTTTCTCAGGCTATTACTGCGGGTGTTGCGGCTGATTATAAGCGTCTTGAGAAGGAAACTCTTAAGGAGCGTGCTGATCGTTTGATGCAGTTGGGTTTGTCTAAGGCTGAGGCTGAGAAGGCTGCTCGTGATGAGAAGAAGCAGGCGCGTTTGTCTTTGGCTGAGTTGCGTAGTCAGCGGCGTGGTTTGATGGCTCAGGATCCTTTTGAGCAGGCTATGAAGTTTATGCAGTTTGGTGAGGCTTTGCGTGGTTATCAGGGTTATGGTGCTGGTGGTTATGGTGCTGGTGGTTATGGTGCTGCTTCAACTGATGCTACGGGAGATGGTGAAATTGTTGGTTCGACTGCTCCAGAGATTCTTAGGTGGCTACAGTCGCCTACTGGTGGCGGTTATGGTGTTGTTGGTCGTGGTGGCCTTGGTTCTGAAGGTGCCGCTGCTCACGGTAGGCCGCCTCGCGGTTATCGTAGGCCCGCTGGTTCTAGAACCCCTAATTATTAATAATGGAGGTGTGTAATGGCTACGAGTAACAATATGACTCGTAATGCTCCTGCTCGCGCTACTATTCGTGGTAATAAATTAGTTCCTACTTATTCTGCTCCTCAGCAGATTAATAGGCCCAATGCTATTAGTATTGGTAAGAAACTTGTTAATGTTGCGGATGTTAAGCAGCCGAAGTATACGTTTGGCGAGGCTATGGGGCTTGCTAATTATGGTTATGCTGGTCTGTTTGGTCGTTCTAAGACTAAGAAGACTGTGGGTCTTCTTGGTGAGAATTGGCAGCAGGCGGTTGCTTTGTCGCGTTATCGGCGTAATCAGGCTATTCCAGAGTTTAAGTTATTTAAGGATACGCCTAAGGATGTGTTGCTTGATACTGCTGCTGCTACTCAACTTATTCCGGGTAAGCCTCAGTATAATTCTCTTTTGCAATTATATACTGATTTTGCGGAGAAGTATGGCGCTGATGCGAGTGGTTTTGTTAAGCGTTATGGTGCTATGCCTTCTAAGGAAGGTAAGTATGGGGTTCTTTTTGATCTGAATAATCGTAAGATTCGTCGTGATGATATTCGTGGTACGTATCAGAATAATCTTGCTAAGACTATGATTAATGCTGGTAAGGCTATGAGTGCGGATGGTATGACGGATGAGGATAAGGCTATTGGCTTAGAGTTAATTGCTCTTGGTCAGGATGCGAAGTTGTCGTCTTCTAGGTCTAAGCCTAATAATGAGAAGATTAAGGTTCTTGAGGAGCAGTTAGGGATTCTTGAGGATCGTTATTCTCCGCAGGTTCAGGCGGCTGTTAGCGCGGCTAGTGGTACTGATGCTGCTGCTCCTTCGTATTCTAAGCAGGCTACTAGTGCTGCGCTTTCTCTGCTGGCTGGTCCGCTTGGTGGTATTATTGGTAATACTACTGCTGGTAGTGATATGACTAATCGTGCGCTTGATTATATGAGTGGCTTGTCAGAGTCTAATATTATGAAGGGTAAAGAGGTTTGGTGGAAGGACTCGGAGAAGCCTGAGAATGCTTCTTGGGATTCTAAGGGTCTTGTTGGGTTGTATGTTAACTTTACTAAGGGTGTTGCTAGGTTTGGTCTTGGGTTGCCTGCTGGAGTGTTTGCTGTTGGTGGCGAGGCCCGGCTGGCGGCTGAGGAGTCTATTAAGGCGCCTAAGCAGGCTGCTGCTGGGCTGGTTAGTGCTAGTCTGGCTGTGGGTACTCTTGGTGTTATTGATCAGGATAAGGCTAAGAAGGCGATTGAGAGTGTTATTGGGCGCGAAGAGCGTGATTGGGGCGATGGCGTAGACTTCCAACTTGGCGATGCTATGTGGGCTGATTATGCTAAGCGGTATTATGATCCGTTTGCTTATGAAGTTGATGAGAATGGTAATTTTGTTCTTGATGAGCAGAATAAGCGTAAGTTTCAAGGTTTCTGGTCTGGTGTTACAAACCAAGATAATTATGATGCGCTTGGTAATGTGATTGCTGTTGATCCTGTTGCGTATACGCTTGATGCTCTTGATGTGGCTCCTATTGTTGGTTTTGCTGCTAAGTCTGCTAGTGTTGCTAGTATTGGTGCTCGTGTGCCGCGTTATGGTGGTAAGATGGGCATTACTCGGGCGGATATTGTTGCGCTTGAGCAGGCTGAGAAGCGTGCTGTGGCTGCTGGAGAGGCTGTTGAGGCTATTCCTAGTGTTGCGCGAGAGTCGGCTGAGAGTATTATTCAGAAGTTGGATGAGAGTCCAGAGTTGGTTGATGTGCTTGATGAGGATCAGATTCTTGAGGCTGGTCGTATTCTGGCTCCTGTTGAAGAGGCTAGGGCGGCAAAGTTTGAGTTGGATATGCTTCAGCGTAAAATTGATTCTGCTCCAAGCCCTCGTAATTTTAGAAAGATTCTTCGTGCCGCTATTAATGGTGATCCTGAGAGTGTACGCCGGTTTGATGAGTGGAAGGCTCAGGGTATGCAGTTTGATGGTATTCAGAATGCTTGGACTGTTCGTGCTAGTGCTTTGTTTGAGCCGCGTTCTAAGGTTCTTGATAAGCCGGAAAGTATGCTTGAGGCTTCTGATAAGGCTATTGTGCGGTTGCCTGCTAGTCCTATTGTGCGCGGTCTTAAGGAAGGCTGGTACTGGGTTGGTCGTAAGACTGAGGCTGCGGCTGCTAAGAAGTTGGCGGAGCCTGAGACTGGTGCGCTTACTGCTACGCTTTTAAGTAAGTGGATTGATATGCCGCGTTTTGGTTATCGCTGGTCGTATACTAAGGCTATTCAGAATGAGGCTATTTATGATTGGGGCGATAATGCGTCTGAGATGTATCGTCAGTCGCGTATTCTTCAGATTGAGGGTGCTGCTAATGTTAGTGCTCCGATGCGGCAGGCTATTGAGGCGGAGATTTTTGGTGGTACTGGTCTTGCTGGTCCTGCTAATGCTCCTCAGATTCAACGCGCAGCATTGAAGGATAAGTTGGCCTCTCTTGTAGACCCTAAGACAGGCCAAATTCCTAACTCGTTAAAGAATGATGAGGCTTTGTATCTTAAGAAGTTAGATGATCTTATGGATCGTGAGATTGCTAAGGTTGATACTGATCTTGCTGAGGCTGCGTTTGATGAGGTTTGGGAGTCTGGTCGTCAGGATCTTAAGGCTCGTATTGCGGATCCTGCTTATAAGGCGGGGGATGCAGAGTTGGATGCTGCTATGGATTTGTATCGTCGTCTTATTCGTCAGGATGAGGCTATTAGGCATCGGCTTGTTCATGAGGATATGACGCCTACTGCGTTGGCTCATTTGAGGCAGTTGTATGCTGAGCCTATGAATGGTCTTAGGTTGACACCTGAGCACTTGTTTGGTAAGCGGGGACGTTTGAATAAGTATCGTGAGCGTGTTCTTCGTCCTAATAATGCGTTGGCTATGTATCTTACTCGTTTTGTTGATATTGATAATGCGGATGAAATTATTTCTGCTGCTCAGGCTGAGAATCGGGTCGGTACTGTGTTTGACGAGTTAGAGCCTAGCGTTCGTAAGGAGCGTGAGGAGCAACTTGTTAATGCGGTTCAGGCTTTGACTAAGGATAATGCTGGTATTTTCCGGGATGGTCTTGGTGGTGCTGGTGATATTGGTCGGCCTGTGCTTGTCCTTGCTAAGGAGCAGACCGCTGGCGCTGATTTTGTGCAGTTCCATATTCCGCGCTTGCGGCATACGCTTGATAATGGTAAGGTTATTAATGGCAAGTTAGTTGACGAGGCTGAGGTTTTTACTATGCCTAAGGTTTTCTTTGTGCGTGGTAAGAAGGGTAAGAAGGCTGCTGTTGTTGAGTCTGCTGAGCAGGGACAAAAGTTGCTTGAGACTGGATCGTTAAATGCTATGGCGGATATTTATCCTAATGCTCGTTTTTATTCTGAGAAGGTTGCTGAGACTGGTCAGCAGGGCACTAGGTTAAATGAGAAGATGGTTAAGAATGAGCAGATTATCGCTCATAGTGCTATTCGTGAGCATAGTTTGGCTCAGGCTGTTCGTAGTCAGTATAATTATTTTGTTTCGCGTGTTGAGCGCGACCTGTCTACGCTTGCTGAGTCTCAGGCCGTGTTGATGCCTGCTTCTCAACTTGTCGGTCGTGATCCTCGCGTGTCTGGTTATCGTGTTCTTAAGAATCTAAGGACGTTTGATAATATTGAGGATGCTCGTGTTTTTGCTCGGCATCGTGGGGTTCTTGACGAGTTTGAGCAGAATGTTGCTTTGTTTGAGAATGGTCTTCTTGATGAGGTTTCGTCTACTGTTGATGTTGCTGCTGGTATGGGTATTCGTCGTATGCCGGATGGTAGGGTAGAGTTTATTGTTCGTGGTGGAGTGGAGGATTGGGCGCCTTATGCTATTAATGAAAGTCTGGAGAATCATAGTACGCTTGCTGCTTATAGGGACACTATGTATTCTGATCCTGTTGACATTCCCGATCACGGCTTTGTTCTTGCTGTCCCTAATCAGGTGGATCGTCAATTAAGTGTTCTTGCTATTCAGGGCGATGATTTTGCTACTCGCTTGTTGTCTAGTCCTATGGTTAAGGGTTCTACTAATATCTTTAAGTGGTGGGTTCTTAACTTTAGTCCTAAGTTTATTTCTAATAATGTTATTGGTGGGCTTTCGCTGATGATGATTCATAATCCTTCGGCTGCGCCTAGGATTCTTTTTAGGGCTGCTCAGGCTATTGGGCGGAAGCAGGGCGATGCGCGTATGGCGAATGTTGTGCGCGAGTCGGATGCGGTTAATCGTCAGTTGCAGTACGAGTTTAATCATAATGTGTATCGTAAGGATGCTAACTTTAGGGATAATACTCCGGATACTATTCGTGATTTGTCGAATAAGCATGAGTGGTTCCGTAAGTATATTCAGAATTTTGGTTATACTACGATTAGTGCGTTTGAGGAGTTTATTCGTAGGAATGTTGCTATTGATTATTTGAGGCAGGATCCTACGTTTAAGGCTTTTATGCTTGGTGATGAGGTTGCCGAGTATATTCGTCGTGGTGTGGACTGGGATGGTAATGTTCGTGCTGGTGATGATGCGATTACTCCGTTTGAGGCTGCTACGGATCTTCTTCTTGATCGTAACTCTCCGTTCTTTAATGCAGAGTTGAAGCATCGTATGCGTTATACTACGAATACTGTGTCGGGTAATTATCATCGGTTTAGTGCTATGGAAACTTTTATGCGTAACTCGCTTATGCCGTTCTATTCGTGGCAGCGGCACTCGTTGACGTACTCGTACCGGCTCGCTGTTGATAAGCCTATTACTGCTAATGTGTTGTATAATGTGGGTCAGTATGGGTATGTTCAGGCGGCTAATTCTGGTGTTCCTGATTATCTTATGATGACGGTTCCTCTGCCTGATACTATTAAAGAGATGTTTGGTATTACGGATGAGGATTATCGTATTGATATGAATGCTTTGTCTCCGTTTGCTACTACTGGTGATATGGCTGCTGCTGCGGCTAATTTGCTTACTGGTACTGATCTTGGGACTACTGTGTTTGAGTTTACTAACCCTTATGTTAATCAGATTATTAAGGATACGCTTGGTGTTGATCCTCGTACTGGTAATTTTGACTTTACGGGCGAGCGGTCGGGCAAGGGCTTTATTAGCGCCTTGTATGATACTGCTAAGGGTATTGGTAAGGGTTCTTATATTGGTCGCGCTAAGGGCCTATATGATGCGGTAGATAAAGAGTACGAGGCGGATGCTCTGGCTAATAAGTATGCGGCTATTGATAATGCTGCTGATATTCTTAAGAATTATGAGGCTGGTGAGAGTTTTTCTGATTGGAAACTTTCTATTCCTGAAATGCGTTCTACTGAGCAGGTTGTTGGTGATCCTAATGCGGCTATTCTTGGTGCGCTTGGTATTGGAACGTATAAGGTTAATCTTGATGCGCTTGATGAGAAGCAGCG